CTGTTAATCCTACAGCACTTGCTGTTGCAGTAGATGCTGGTGTTTCTCTAACATCTCTTTGAGTGAATAATGAATTGAATTTTAAGCTCATATTCCTTCTCCAAATTTATGGGCATGCCCCATTAACATACTCATTTCATTCATATTTAATCCACTAAAAATAACTTCTCCTAATAGTCTTCCCCATTTCTCCACTCTATTATCTTGGTCTATAATAATATCAACTTCTTGTCCCATGATTTGATTCTCCAACCAGCTTTTGCTTTTTTCTCCAGCAGCCGTATCCATTTCTGGAGCATCAGTATTTGAAAATCTTATAGGAAAATTAAAATCTCTAAAATTACATTCTACTCTTATTGTATCTCCATCAGTTACTTTAACAACTTTGGCTCTAAAACTTTCTGTTATTTGTTTATGAGGACTTGCCCAATAGTAGAACTGCATTTGATTGTTAGTTAATTCTGGGAAGTTTTTAAAATCATGTGGCATTTTTTATGAAGGTCTCAGCCTTTTGTTCTCTTAAAATTCCAATCCCTCTTAATACACCATCTCTTAAAAGTGTTATCATATCTTCTGCTTCAATTAGTGAGGTGTAACCAGACATATCATAAGCTATAGCTTCCATTGCTACTAATGAACTACATACATCAGAGAGGATTCCTTTAACATCAGCATTAAGGGTTGCATAAGTATCTGAGAAATTATATCTGCATACTACATTGACTGTGCTTTCTGCTCTTAGATTTGCAGCAGTCATCATGGTTGTATCAAATGCAGCATTTACATTTGCTCCAGACTTTTGCTGTATTTCTGCTTCGGTTGTCATTATGTATGCCATTGTTTTAACAAAATGCTCTAATATTTAAACTTTTGTCTTTTAAGCACCATGCTGCCCTAATTAGTGCTTCTGTGATATGTGAGTAATTTCCATAAATTCTAAGAACTCCCTCACTATTTTCATATTGTATTGACCTTAAACTCTGTCTTAATTCTGGACTATCAAAAAGCTGGATGTCGTTCTTTTCCATAAGATTCTTTAGGTTTTGATAAAGACATTCTTTCATTAGTGGGGCTTTCTTTTCTTTGTTTATCTTTCCAGTTCTATCTACTTCAATAACTCTCTTTGCATTATTAATTCCTATGACTTTTCTTTTTGTCCTCGGTGCTTCCATAAGCATATCAAAAACTCCAACTCCCAATCCCCCATCATCAATATAGATTTTTTTGTGATTAATACCTAAATCTTTACTAATTATATTTCTTGCAGTATCTGTTAATCTTTGTTTGTCAAGGATTGTTAGGTCATATTGTTTAAGTTTTCTTCTATTAATTCTATCAAGAGTTACTAAAACTGTTTCATCCCCTCCCATTCTTGCAATATCAATTCCTTGGAAGGCATCTCCTATTTTTAGATGTGACTTTGGTTTCATTGTGCAAACAAAATCAATTAAATCATCTTCAAAAAATCTTTGAATTCCACCAACAAAAAGTCCCATGTGTTCTTGTTGATACTGCAACTTAGTCATTCTTTCTTTTTCATCTTTTCTAAATTCTATGAGATTTGTTTTTTGTGGCTCTGGGCGGTGTTTAATAACTTCTTCTGGGTCTACATGAATTGATGTGAATTTATCACTATGAAACATTCTGTAGAAGTAGTTTTCTATGCCGAATGGAGTTGATAAGAGAATAATATCTCCCCCAGTTGTAGAAAGCATAGGAGTAACTGCTGCCCAAACAGCTTCTTTAATAAATGCTGCTTCATCTGCATAAAGTCTATCTATTGTAAAACCTCTAATTCCATATCCAGACTCTCCAGTAGGTAAACAACGGATGATAGAGCCATTTTTTAGCTTTAATTCGTGTTTTGTAGGTTTATCCTTCTTCTTCTTAATCTGAGTCTTGGCTTTACCATAGATATAGGATAAAACCTTTTCAAATAAAAGTAGGGCCTGTCTTTCTACAGATGCAATAATCATAATTGATTTTTTAGGGTTATTTATTGCATAATCTCCTGCATCTTGAGAAATAATTGTGGATTTTCCCATCTGTCTTGGAGAACAGATACACATGTTGCCTTTAGTATCTAGGACTGTTTGTTGCCATTTATCAAGTTTCATTTTAAAACTCGTGCAACCTCAATATACTCTTTAGCTGTTCTTTTAGAAACATTGTTATCTGCCATTACCATTAATAATAAATCTTTAATTTCAATTTCTCTTTTCTTTTCCTTAGCCTTTCTTAGCGAGGCTACTATCTTATTGATTGCTGCATTTCTTCTTAGCTCATAAATTCTCATGCTTTATCTAATACTAACTACTATATAAATGTGTCGGTATATATAAGAAAGAAAGAACCAAAGAAAGAAGCCTAGTTCCGAAGAAGAGTAGTTAGCTATAGATATATATACCGCAAGCTAAGGCAAGCCTGTTTTAACTTGCCTGCTTATTAATATCTTTACTTCTTTATATATATTGTTGTGGTGATATGATATTATAAAAATTTGAGTGGAGTCCTACATATAAAAGAAAGAAGAAACAATAAGACTCGCAAACAATACATAACAATAACTAACATAACTAATCAATACATATCAATAAACAATAGCTCGGGGGGCGGGGGGTGGGGTGGGGTTAGCGTATTAATTGGCCAACAGCAGTTGGCAAAAGCCTTAAGTAGACAAAGGCGAAGCCCGTAGGGTTCCTCAGAACCTTTGGATAGTTATGGCTTTTAGCTTGATTTAATGCCTACTTGTAGGCACTATTAGCCTCAAACTTGCAAACCAAGCCTCATCAATCAGATGTAAAAAGCCTTGCTTTTTAAAGGCATTAAAGTATTTAAGGCTTGCTGTTTGCAAGCCCACACTTATCTTTAGCTAGGTTTGCCTTAATTGCCTTCTCATAGATGGCTTGAAAGCGTTTTGATAGTCTATAAAAGCCCTTGTCCTTACCATACTTCTTATCCCATGGATTGCCAAACCTTAGCCTGCCATGCACAAGGCTATGGCATGTATAGCACAATAAGATGGTGATATTTCTTTTATAATCAATGTGATGTTTATTAAACACCTTTAATCTTCCCTTTTTATTCCTTTCTTGGGTCTTACCACATAATGCACATATTGCATGTTTAACCATCATCCATTTATCCTCTTTTTTAGCTCTTCTCTTGAAATCTCATCACTACAATCTTCTCTATCATTTTCACAATCATGTTGCATCAATCAACCCCAACACATCTTTTAGTGCTTCTAATTGTGTATTAGCTTCTGTATATTCTTCACTATAACCACCGATATTGTCATTATAGTTCTTAATCCAAGCTTCTAATTCTTTTATTGTTTTCATGTTTTTTTAATCTCCATTTATCTTTACTTTTAGTCTGTTTCTTATTCTTCTTAGTAGTTCAATGTTTTGAGGTGATGGCTTTAAACTAATCCAATACTTATATTCTTCATCAATCAACCCCAACACATCTTTTAGTGCTGAAATCTTTTCATTGTAATCTCCATTACCTCTATTCAATTCTTCTAACTTCTAATTTTTTTATTGTTTTCATGTTTTTATAATCAACCTTGTGCGAACTTTGTAAAGCCTCTTATTTTAGATGGTGATGTATGACATTCAATAATAGAACCATTACCTGCTTTAATCTTTTTAATCTTATTCCAGTCTTTCTCAGAGATATTTGAAGCCTCATCTATAATTATCTCTTTTACTGTGTATTTTTTCCATTTGTTGAATAGAAATTCAATTTGTAGTTTTATTCTTGTTTCCCAGTTCATGTTCATATAACCTGCATTATGCGTATGTTTGACACAGGGGAGTGAACTTGCATATAGGTACCTTCTTTCTCCCCCATGAGTATGATACACACCAAAAGGTGTGTTTAATAATAATTAATCTTTAGGTGTTATTGTAGCACATATCTCTTTGTTCGAGTTATTAATGTAGAAACTTACACTTTGTCCAGTTTCCATGTTATCCCAAACATTCTTAGCTATAAGATATAGTTTTTTAAGTTCTATGAATTCCATTTTAACTAAAAGCTTTTTGTGCTTGTTTTACTAATTCAATAGCTATTTTCATCCTTTCTACATGTGTTATTGCTATTACTTTATTAGCATGTAATTCATTAAACACTTCAACAGCCAATCCAACAGGATCCTTTTCATAAGCACTGCCTTTTACTGATTGTCTTTCAGTTGTAGCTTGAGGTGATTTACTACCTGCCTTCTCATTACGAATATTCTTGAACTTCCCATCTTCAGAAGTTTCAACATTAACATGTATAGGTTCATCCATTCTCCAAGCTTCTCTTAATAGGTCTAATCCTTTATAGTCTGGGAAACAACTCATTGTTCCATCATCAGTATCTATAACGAAATATTTTTGACCTGTTTTTCCTGCTTTTTCTGTTATACCTTTAATTTTTATTGTTTGTTTTACCATCGTAATCTTTACCTCCCTTTTATTAATCTATTATTTTTAATATAATTTATCATTCTCTTAAGAACACTCTTATAACTCTCTCTTTCAATTAGCTTCTCAGCGTCGAGAAATCTTTTAATCTCTTCATCTACTCTAATACCTGTGTCTACCATAGTAAACTTATGTAAACAGGCTATTTAAACCTTTTGTTTGTAGTATTCACAAGACTTATATCTACCAAAACATTTCCATTCATTAGTTTAGCATCATAAATGTCTTTAATAATTTCAGTTAGGTTTGAGGTCAAGCATTTCTTGGGCCTTTGTTTTCTGGTTTTCATACTTTTCAATAGGATAGAGCTTCTTGTATATAAAAGTTATCTCTATAAAAGTCTTTCCATCAACCTCAATTTTTTTATATGTTTTTTCCATTATGAATCCTCACTTCTCTTTATTACATTCCCATTATCTTCATCAACCCACAACATTCCATCTTCTGTAGGGTCATCAGATGGTAAGCCACTTGCATCAACATCAGAGGGTAAATCCATAGAACCATTAAAATCCCAATTTCCGGAGAGGTCTGCACTTCCATCAGTATCTAATATTATTTGTGCTGTTCCTGAGCCTGCTTTAATATTTAAATCCTTAGCAACACTGATTAAATGAGCACCTGTTGGAACTAAACCT